TGCCACATAGGCCGCTGTTCGAGGGGTAATGTCCCCGTAGGTTGTCATAGCCATGATAAATTATCCTCCTTATCCTTTGACTGAGGCCTCGTCCCACGCACCTTCATAGTCGGTGGAAACCACCTGAGAAGAATTGACGGCACCCCGACGTGTGGGTGGAGCGGTCATCGCCTTCCTTCTGGCTTCCTTCCTGGCGTCCATTTCGACTACGTTGCTACGATTCTGACGAGGTTGTTCAATCGGGATGTTGTTTTCTTTTTTGAAGTCATCAAGAAATTCAATGACATCTTCCGATGTTCCGCTTTTGTAGATTTCGGCCAATCCCCTTCGAAGGTATGCCGGCTTTGATTCGATCCATTTGAGGATGGAACCATCGTCACGGTACTTCTCGAAATCGGGGTGAGCGTCGGCAATGGCATTGAGGTGAGCTTGCACTGCTGATTGCTCTTTTTCAACCTTGGTTTCCTTAACGAGTGTTTGGACCGGTGCGATCTGGGCCAGGAGATCATCCCGAAATGCGGTGAATTCCTTCCTCAGCTTCTTCAGTGCCGCTTCTCGCTTCAAACCTTCCATTTTGGAGACGGTGTCAAACTCTTCATCGTAGTCCTTCAGTAGCGCCTTCTGGTCATCAGTAAGGCTTTCGTAAAGGGCCTGGATGGAGCCTTCATCGTCGGGTTTGTTCTTGTCGGTATTCTCAGCGTCCGGAGTGGGGTCTGGCTGCTTGGGCTTCTTGGCTTCCTCGATTTCAGCCGTCAGCCTTGCTTTCTCTTGCTCCCACGTTTCCTTGTCATGCCGGTGGATCCCCTGAAGAGACTTCCACCGCTGTTCGTAGGTTTCCTCGTTGTCCTTGTCGGGGACAACCGGGGGAGTAGCGACATCAGGATTGGGCAGAGTGTCTTGATTGACTGGAGGCTCCACTACGGGAGGCTCTTTTTTCTCTTCACCGTCCCCACCAGTTTCATCAACAACAACCTTCTCTTGTGGTGTTTCCTGTTCGGCGAGTCCCCATGCCTCGTCGTACTCTTGCTGGGAGACTTGGACCTGTTCATCCAGAGCCCCTCGATCACTGGATATTCCTTGAGTCATTTTCCCTTCTCCTTTGGTTAAAATAAAAAAAGGCGAGCTGGAAATTAATCCAATGCTCGCCTTTGTCCTCGTTTGCTACCCTGAGGTGTAGACCGTTATTCAGTTTTTAGCGCTTTATGTAACCTTCTTTTTACCCCTTCAAGGTCTTGTAGAATCTCAATCAGGTCCTGCTTGCGTACAGTCACAAAAGACGTTCCGGATATTCCGGACAACCTTTTCGTAACCGCCGCAACATCCCGTTTTTCTTGAGGTAACAGAAATGAGCCCATTTGTCAATATTTTTTATTACTTTGTTACACGTTAAGGACCTTCAGCCCGATGACAATATTGTCGCGTAGCTTCTTCAGGGCGGCCACTTTCCCCTGGTTTTCCTTCACCCGCATGATCCTTGCTGTGTCGTTTTCCTTCCTGATTTCATCGATGTAGTGGTCAATGAGGTTTACCAGGGAAACAAAGCCGGGATCCCTCCTAAACGTGTGTATCTCGTTTATTGCGTCGGCTACCTCTTTTCGTTCCATGTTATTTCCCCCCTCCGGACGGTTTCTTGGGTGTCTGTGGTTTGGATACTGCTGGTTTCTGCTTGGCCTTGATAGTAGCTGTCTTCTCCTTCACCTTCATGGAGTGCTCCGCCGTCTTCTTCTTCAGGTCAAGATCGGATTTCGCCTTGTCATCGTCATGGATCATTTCCATACGATTCTTCAGCTTGTCCTCTTCCATCTCCTGGCGAATCTTGGCAAGCTCAAGTTCGTGCTTTTCCTGCTGCATCCTCATGTCTTCCTTGAGCTTGTCTATCTCCGTCTGCTTCTTGATGACTTCTGCATCGTTCAGACGAGGATCGGCGCCGGGAGCTGGAGCTTCCGGAGGCGTTACGGATCTGACATTGGCCTCCACGTTCTTGTCTTTCGCCTTGGTGAGCTGCGCCATGGTCTGGGACTTCTTGTAAGCGATATCGGCCTGCAGTTGCTGAATCATGAGCTGGTTCATGAGGGAATTCTGCTTGGCTTCCCGGACCTTGTCTGCCTCTTCTTCGGTGCGCAGGGTGATATTTATGTCATGGGCCTTGAATCTCTCCTTCAGGAAGTCCCGACGTTCGACATATACCCAGTCATCCTCCGTCATGGTCTGGGCAAGCTGGTTCAAGGCCTGCATCCGGATCTCCTTCATGACGAGGGAAGAGACGCCACGGGCCTTTACCTTGTAATCACCTTTGATATCCGGTCGCGGGTTGAATTCCATGTTCCAGGCGTAGAGTCCACGGATAATGCGTTCCGTGAAAGCGTCGAAATTCTTGACAACGTCCTTGATTGATACCGTAATCGTTGCCATTCTGCCGGACGTCGCCTGGGCGGTTTCATTATTGACCATCTGGCCGATCATCCAGGTCGGAAGAGTGGTTTCCTCGTCGCCGAATTGCTTGAACGCCTCGATGATGGACAAGAGCTCGTCAATGTGGGAGTCAAAATTGAGAGCACGGACGGCCGGGTACTGGGCCTCTATCCCCCTTCCTTCCCTTGGCCAGATTTTTCTTGGATAGAAGGAGTTGATGTCCACACCGGGGGGGACAAGGTCAATGTTAACCTCTACTTGCGGACCAGCGACACACGCACCGTTGTCAAGGACCATTCTCGCGCCGGCAGAAATGGCGATCTGGGAATGACGCATGATCCGGGGCAGGCCTTCGCCCATCAGGGAGGTTTCGTCCTTCTCATAGTAGAACACCGTGTACTGGTCCAGGGCGCCGTCGAACAATTCAGCCTTGATGGGAATGTTCCCGAGTAACCAGACGTTCGCGCCGTACTCCAGGGATACGTCATCGACATGGACACCGCATGCCTCCAGGTCGGATCCGTCCACATAGCCCCAGAATTCCAGGACCTGGTACTTCTTGCCCAATTGGCGGTTCGTTGACCGGTTTGCATCGTCTGGATTGGAAGATACCGAACTGGAGGCCGCAGAGGTTCCCCCCGATTTTCCGGTTCCTGCCTCAATTTCAATGGCCTGGAGGTCCACTTCCCAATTCTTGGCGACATAGTCCCCGGACGGATGGTTCTCCAGGTATTCCCTGATCATTTCCGGGTAGAAGTCATTACGCTTCATGAGTTGGCGAAGATCATGCTTGGTCATGATGTGGCGTTCGAACGATCCTTCACCATTTTCGAGCTCCGTGACGCTCATGTCCGGGTACCAGTCCCAGATGCGGGTGGCTTTGTAGTACGGAATGTCCTCGCTTTGCTCTGTCTCAACGTAATTGCCGTCAGCTTTCGGTTCCCAGATGCGCTTGACCCTGGAATCGATCATGGGACCCTTCATAACGCCAGTCCCGTACATGAGGCCGGAACGCAGGACCTTCTTGGTTTCCTCCTTGTAGTCCATTTCCGTAAGTTGATCATCAATTACGGTGGACATCGACTCACAGGTGTCCTTGGCGAATTTCTTGATGCCTAAGCGTAGCTCCTGGATCGTCGGAATTCGCATCTGGACGGTACCAGTCTCGTCTTTTTCTTCCTTGACCAGAGACATGGCGATCTGTTTGACGATTTCAGGGGAGATTTTGGGATCCGGGGTTGGCTCGATCTCCCAGTTCTTCTCCGTATCAGGGAAAAGCATTTCATGGAGACGGGACAGGACAATGGTAACTTTGGAACGGGTGATTTTGGGGTAAACTTTCGATGCGTTCTTCTCGATTTTGACTTCAGGGTCGTACAGACCCTTGTATTGACGGAGAGATTCCAGCCATTCAAGCTCTTTTGGACGTCGGTATGCCTCGTTTATGGTGAATTGGCCTTTTAGCCGGAGCCCAAACGTCTTCATGGCCTCCGAATCGCGTTCTTTCCTGGAAAAAGTCTCTTGTATGGCGTCCATAGTGGTCCTCCTGGTATGGATAAAGGTTAATATCCTGCTTCATAGCTTGCCGGCCGGTATGCTTGTCCACCCATCCTGGCATAAAGACCCTCTCGTCGTTTGTCCCGGATCTCCTTTTCCCCAATATACATGCACAGCATCTGCAAAGAGTCGGAAACATGGGAGTAAAAGTTCTTCACTGGCATGGGTTTGTATTCTTCGCCAAGGGATCTTGGGTCTTTTTCGTAGTGATAGGCTCCGTTCATGGCTTTGCGTAGGTATCTGCAGGCAGGGGAGATAAGGACGCCGGGGTCACCTCTGTAAGCCTTGTTCAGGAAAGCCTCGACGGATGCAATTCTCGGCATGATAGCATTGGTTGGCGCGGGAATGACATTGCGGAGCCCGATTTCCGGGCTGTGGAGGACCTCAAAGCACGTTGATTCATCGGTGGGAGCGCGTGAGGTGCCGGACGGATCCCCATACCCCATCACGTTCATGCCGAAGTAACGGCTTCGGAGTAATGGTAAAAGTTGATTTATGCAGAATTGCCGTAGCCCCATGCCGTCTGACACAAGCTCGTCAAGGATCCGGAGCTGGCCAAGGGGCATGATTTGGCCCAGAGTGCATGCCGGCTGCAGGCCGAAGTCGAACCCGACAAGAACATCCAGGCCTTTAACAGGATCCAGGGGGTGTGGCGCGATATGAAGGTTATCGACAAAGGAGGTGAAGACAGGCTTGCCACTTATGATGAACCCATACTGTCCATGAATATAGACACGGACGTACATTTCATCTTTCCCGACAGCTAAACTCTTGTAATAGTCCTTGACCAGGTGCTTGGTGTTTTCCGCATGAGAGGACAGGCCGGAAGGCTGCTTGAAGATTTCCCAATTCTTGGGTCGGATGATTTCGAACATCTTGTACAGGTAGGAGTCCTCGTCCGGCGGGTTGGTGTCCATGATGATTCCGTGCCAGGAAGGTCCTCCGTCACGTTTGGAAGGATACCGGCCGATCCGGGCGTCCATGGCTTCGATGATTGCCTTGGGAATTTCCCGGACCTCGTTGAACCAGGCGCCGGTCACTTCGAGGGACAGGAGGTTGGAGACCTGGTCTGGGCGATCCAGGGCGCGGAAAAGGACCTCGATATGGACTCCAGGAAACTTTGTAAATATGTAGGTATGGTCTGTTACTCGATACTCGCCGAAATACTTGGGGGGAAACCACTCACAGAACGTCTTGATGGTCGTGTCCTTGAGCTGGTTGTATGAATTACGGACAACTGCCCATCGTGTGCGGCGGATCCCGTCCGGGCTGGGCGACTGCTCATGCCCTCTCCGGACGATCTCCACAACGCATGCAGAAGATTTACCGGAATTATGATGAATCGTTCCGTCCGATGTTACGTAATTATTTGTCTCCAATACTTGCATATCCCAGAAGTTTCTCTTGACAGTTTCTCTTTCTATGGATATGATGGGCCATTCGGTAAAGGAGGAAGAATATGAACGAGAATACGAAGGCGATAATTTCATTATGTGACGGGAAGCGCAGTTCCGCAGATATCTCACAAATCGTAGGACTTTCTCCCAGATACGTGAGGAAGGTTGTAAAGGCAATGGCATTGCCTCACCTTCATTGCGGAGCACAACCAGGGAGGAAAAATCATCGGTTTGTTTCTGGTCGCCGGATCGATATGGATGGTTATGCTGCTGTGACAGCTCCCCTGGAACATCCATACGCACGGGTAAGGGTAGCCCGGAGATATGGTATAATCTTTGAACATCGCCTGATCTTTGAAAAGAAAATCGGCCGCTATCTTCTTCCCGAAGAAGTTGTAGACCATATCGATGGGCTGACTTTGCATAATGACCCATCGAATCTGCGATTGTTCTGTCAAAATGGATACCATCTACAGGAAACGATAACGGGTCGAAAGAAGCGCATGTCTCAGAGCGGAATTCTGAACCTGCAATTAAAACATCTCCTGGGCGCAAATCTTTTACGAGTCGATACTTATGGCCTACGCAAAAAACGCGGTGATGCCCGGCTGCTACAAATACTCCTTGCTGCATTGAAATTCGGTATAGATAGTCCCTTCCTTTTAGGAACGCACCGCTACTTCTTGAAAGCTGGAATCGATCCTTTTTCTCGTTCCAGCTTAGAACAAGCATTGACCTGTCTATATCAGAGATTTGAAGAAGACCTTCTTCTGTGAATATTTTTGTTTCTTCCGCAACGCATCCGAACGGCCCCATGGCAAGACGCACACGCTTGTTCGACAACGCAAATTTCTTGAGCGTAGGAACGTCGCTATAATCATACATTACCTTGTATGAATTATCTGTTTCTTCTGCCATGAGGCCAACCCTTTACTTTATGATCTGGATGCCGGGAGGGATTTCGCCGCCCGGATTGGTTACGGTTTCGTACAGGGAGTAGAAGGGCTTGTGTTCTTCCGGAACCTGGTACGAGAAGTCCGCCTTGTTGAAGCTGATGAACGGTGGAAGCGCCGGCAATGGAGACATCTGGATCTTGGCCGGTACGGGAAGTCCTTCTTCGTCAAATCCAGCCGGCACCACGTTGAAGATTCTCGGGTTGACCAGCTTGTTTCCGCCCTCGACTACCCCGATAATGAACAGTCCGGAAAACGCCGCCATTGTTAAGGTTTTACTTTTCCCCTCTTTAGACATTGTGATTGATACCTCCTTGGAATTATTTGTTATTTTACAATTTCCCAGTCGTCGGCCAGGATGTCGGTTTGTGATGCCAGCCACGGGACCAGCTTGTCATCGGCGGTCTTCATGTAGATGTAAGGAAGGCTCATTTTGGAATGTGCGTCTGGTACCTGTAACGCTATCCACATCCCCTTGCCGTTCCACCCTCGCCGGCATACCCGTTTCCCTTCCCTTAATGCGTTCAGTGCGTATCCGAAGTCCATGATTATCCTCCCTTTCCTTCTCTCGATAGCCTTCCGTAATGGATAAGCATCGGCATATCTGACATATTCGTACAGGTCGAAAAATAGCCCCATGCCTACCCCTCTTCCTTTTTCAGCAATCTAAAATAAATAAGCTGGTTAAGCGGGTCGATATCATTCGGCGGAATTACCTCGATCCCCGCTCCGTTGCAATAGGAAATAAAATTTTTCATACTCCCTTTCGGTTGATCAACACAACTGACAAGGGACTCCCCACCCAGCAACGCGTCTTTGATTAATTTTACTAGGGCTGAATTCCAGCGAGACCCCCTTTTTCCGCCCATTACCCTTCCCTCCTTTTCATCAAATAGTATGCAAGTCTCTCCGCCTCCCGATGGACCGTCTTGGCAAACTCTTCCGGAGTCATGACGTACAGGTCCATGGAGAAGGTGGTGAGAAGACCGCCTTCCGATTCCTCCTGGTTGATTTTCTTCTTGTAAATCTCCGCAGCCAAGGAACGAACCATAACTTCTCTGGTATAGGCGTCCACTTCATCTCCATATTCCACCATGCCTTCCTTCATTACTCGGACCCTGGCATGAAACGTGGTGTCCGGCAAAAACAAATCTCCGCTCATGATTTCCCCCTCACAGATTCCTCTTACTCGCTCATTCTGCACTGTTCATAATACGGCATGGTGGAGTGCTCCCTGACCCACGCCGCCAACCGTTCCATCTCGAAGCCCTGTGATCTTAACCTCGAATTCGTGTGAAATTCCCCGACCACATAATCCACCATGTTCAATGTCCGGCAGTTGTAAATGGCCTCATACTCGCTGCCCTCAATGTCAATCTTCAGTAGCCTGATCCTTCCGTCCTTCGCATGAGTCACGATGATATTATCAAGAGGCACGATGGTCACGGGGATCTTGACGTGGTCCTTGGGGTTGAAGTTGCACACAGAAGAGGATCCCCCGGAGTAGACCTTGCTGACCACCATGTCCACGGAATTGACACCAGGAGCACCGACCCCGACGTTCAATGCCGTGATATTGGTCACCCCGTTCAGCCCTATGTTCCTGATCATCTGGAAGAAGGTCCGGTGGACGGGCTCCAGCGAAATGACATGAATCTTGGGAAACATCTTGGCCATGAAGATTGAGAAGACACCCTCGTTGGCGCCGGCATCGATAATAACGTCACCCGGGCGGAATTGAAGTTTGTCTCGAAACACGTGGTAATTGTCGGCGAAGATTTCATGGATCAGTGCTTCTATCGTGGGGGTTGCATTGAAGTAGAAGGTTAAGTCAAGGAAGTCTTTGGTAATTATCGGCTCGCTCATTTAGGACCCTCCGCCAGCTTCATGATATACCGGCCGCGTCCCAGATCCTTCAGCACCACGTAATCCTTGCCCTGATGCCTCATGGTGTCCAGGCCAACTTTCGTCTGCTCGATCTTCACCTTGTAGCGTCCGCGGGGCAAAGGTTCCATGTCCTCCACAGTAATGTCGATCCTCTTTGGTCCTTTGTTCCCTTCATGTACCACTTTTCCGTCCTCCTTCACCAGTCTTCCGGCCTGGCAATCTCCGGAGCCAATTCCTTCCGTTCTTCTTCATAGGGGGGAGCGTTGGGGTTGATCGCGGACTGGACCTGGGCTAGGTTCACGCCACCCTGAACGACTCCTGCCGCAATGGTGATATCGTCATGGAGGCCTTTGAGCACCACGAAGACTGTCTTCTGGCCGCCCGTGGGGTTGTCCTCCTTGGCCCGGATCTTGGCTGCTATCATCTGCGCCTCGATCTTCATAAGCTCCTTGGCCATGTTGACGAAGAGCTTGTCATCGCCCTTCATGAGGGTCTTGAGCTTCTCCTTCCCCTTGAGCTGGCGATACACCCACCGCATGTCCTGAAGCATCTGGTAGGCGGTCTTGGACTCCTTATCCCTAGACAGGTCATCCTCGAAGGACTCAACCTCCGCTTCTCCGCCTACTGTGTCACCCAGCCCGTCCTTCGCGTTCAGGGCAACCTTCAGGCTGGACATTCGCTTCTGCAGGCGATCCATAAGCTCTTCCTGCTTCAGCCTGGCCGCCGTCTCCTTGTCCCGCTTTGCCTTGGCCCTCACCTTCTTCATGTCCGCCCGGGTGGGGCCGCCCCGCTTCTTCTCGTTCACTCCGTCTACGAGTATTTCATCTTTCCGCCTCCTTCCCGGTTTGCCATCCGCCATGAGTAACGATCCTTTCAAGAAACCCTTCAAATTACCCTTCAAATTCATGTGCCTCCACCAATAAACCCGAAGTTACAAAAAGTCAACCTTTTCATAGGAACATTCTGAATTTTTTATAACTTTTTTGCCCGATAACTTTGCAAGCATGGTCGAACACCCCTCCATAACCTATTGACATCCTTAGTATCTTTTTAACCTGTTCGAACATGTGGGCTCATTGCATCCTATAACCCTATAATATTCTTTGGGAATTTTTCAGAAGGGGCCTATGGGAGTATGGGATTGAGTAGGCTATTGCATGTATGGGTGGGATAAAGGGGACCCATGCCGCCCCCTGCGGCTCGATCCGGGTGTGTGGGGGCCTCGAAGGAAAGAATTCTTTTGCCTGGAGCGGACTGGGCGCCGGCTGGCAGGAATCGAATGGATGGAAGCGAGGACTGGGAGGCGATGTCATGTGCTCGGGAATCGGGGAAGGGGAAGAAATTGTCACATAAGAATATTTATGGTGACATATCACCTTGACAACTTACACTGTAATAGTGTAACCTTTCGCCCATCAAAACAAGGAGGAAAGGCACATGAAATACATTAGAATGACAGACCAAGACAAAGTTGACGCAATACGGCGCTACACCACAGACCTGGAGCCCGTAACATCTATCGCCAAGAGCATAGGAGTAAGTAGGCAGTCAATATGGAAGCTGCTACAAAAGGCGGGGATAGATACGGCTAAAGAAACAGCGGCATGGATTAATGTGTCTTGCTCGGCATGTGGCACGGAATTGAAACGAAGAAGGTGCCAGATAAGGGCAGCCAAGCACTTGTTTTGTAACGCTGCATGTTATGCCGCATGGCTGAAGCATGGGAACGGGCAGCCACTGCAAGAACATCGTCATCATCAACGGATAGGCAGGAGCATTGTGGAAAAGTTCTTCCCTCTCAGACCTGAACATATTGTCCATCATGAAGACCGGAACGACTTTAACAACGACCCGGCTAACCTTCGCGTCTTCTGCAACCAGGGTGATCATGTCCGTTATCATAGAGGATTCATGGTGCCTGTGTTATGGGATGGGAGAAACCCGTCAAACAGACGCACATACCTAGCGACAGGGCGAGAGTAGCACGAAACAGGGTAGGCGTAACACGGGAAGGAGGTTGCAATAATGCGACAGGGTAGTCGCAATAATGCGACAATGTCCGGATTATCAGACACAAGTGTCTGGAAAGTCAGACACGTGATGGGCTGGCGCCTATCTCCCACGTCTTCATCCCCTCGTTTTCCCGTGCCTGCATCCATATATATGACATCATTGGACATGAGGCGCAATGGGTTGGAATGGTATAAAAGGCGATATGGGCTGAATGTTCGTAAATGGTTGATATAAAAGGGGATCAAAGAGTAATAAAAAAGTGATGACAAAAGGGTAATAGAATTGATGGGTTATGAGCATGGGCTCATAACCTTACGGGAATGGCAAAAACGAGGTTAAAAAAAGGGGCTGAAGAGGTGCATGGATATTGACGTTGAAGAAAGTAAAAAAAAGATTTGACAGGAAGTAATAAAAAGTGGATAATCAAATCAAAAACGTTTGGCGGCAAGGGGGAAAGAAATGAAGACAATACACGTAACCAACGAGGATAAGAAGATCATCAGGGATGAGTACATCAGGATGTTCGGCGAGCACGAATGGTACAGGCTGCTAGAACAGGCGGAAATGACGGCGATCAGAATTAAACAGAAACAGCAAGACAAAGTGAGGCGAGGATCATGAAGAACGGAAGAATTCTCTTGTATCGGAATAACAGCGGCTGGATGGCAAGATTTGTTGATGGCGGCCAATCAGGACCTGAACCATGGCTGCATCATCGAGGCGTATGGAAATGAGAAACTGGGGGATCACAATTGTCAACTTAGGATGCAGAAGTACATGGATTTGGAGGCGTGAGGTTATGAAGGTAAACAAACGAGGGATCAGAGTAGAAGCATGGGAGCTTGTGGTGCTTGGGGCTATTTGCTTCTTTGCGGGGATGCTGTTCAGAACGTACATGATGTAGGGAGGGGTTATGGGACATCCATCAT